AATTCCCACAGGGTTACAGTTTTATCCAATATGCAAAAGTAGCGGCTGACCAAAACTTTAGGCGCGTATTGCCTTATGGCACTATGACAGGTGACGATACAAAAACCGCTACCTATGCCAACACCCCAGCTATTAACGCTGCAGCTTTAATGCTAGCTGAGAATATCTGGACTTCACGGTTTAGTACACAAAACGGCGGCACTAGCGTAGATGGATATAGCCCTAGCCCATTTAAGATGAGCAATACTTTAATGGCATCCGTGCGCGGCCTATTGGCTCCGTATCTTTCTCCTGCAAGTATGGTTGGCTAATGACAGCGGCCATAACTACTTTACGTAGCACGGTAGCTGCAGCCCTGGCTAATGCTGGCGTCTGGAGTACTTTTGCATACCCGCCTAGCACAATCCTAGCTAATAGCGTTGTAGTTGCACCGGCTGACCCATACATAAGCCCTAGCAATAACTCTTATGCCAGCATTTCACCTATGGCCAACCTAAAGGTCATTATGACGGTGCCAATGTTTTCTAATGAAGGCAACTTACAAGGCATAGAGGACACTATTGTAGCTGTGTTTGCTAAACTAGCTGCAAGTGCAATCGTATTTAATGTTACTAGCGTATCTGCACCTAGTGTTTTAAGTGTGGCTAGTGGTGATTTATTAACTGCAGATTTACAAATATCCGTACTAACGAGCTGGAGCTAAAATGGCACTTACAGATGAAGAAAAAGCATTTTTAATCAAAATTGGCCAAGACCTGCCAAAAGAGATTAAAGAAACCCAACCAAAAGAAACAACAACACAGAAAGTAGAGGAATAGCCCTAATGGCAATTTTCTTATCAAACGGCGTAGTGGCTACTCTCAACTCAGTAGTCCTATCAGACCACGTAACAAGCGCAAGCATCTCTAGAACCTTTGACGAGCTAGAAGTTACAGCTATGGGCGATACTGCACACAAGTTTGTTAAGGGCCTAGAAGCAAGCACAATCACTTTAGATTTTCTAAACGATGATGCTGCTTCAGGTGCTGGTTCAGTACGCGCAACTTTGCAAGCTGCCTGGGGTACAACTGTGCCACTAACGCTAAAGCAAACTAGCGCAGTAGTATCAACCACCAACCCTTTATACAGCACTACAGTTTTGGTAAACAACACCACAGACATTAACGGCGCTGTTGCTGACGAAAGTATGCAAAGTCTTACTTTTACTTGTAATTCACCAATTGTAATCACAACCGCACCATAACAAAAAAGAAAAGGGGCTAACACAATGGCAAAACTCAAAATAACAAGGGCTGACGGTACGGTATCGGAGCATCCGATAACGCCAAAAATCGAGTGGGCCTTTGAGTTGTATGCAAAAAAAGGCTTTCATAAAGCCTTTAGAGATGATGAAAAGCAGAGCGATGTTTACTGGCTAGCACACGAGTGCCTTAGGTCAGCGGGCGTTGAAGTACCTGTTTTTGGAGCGTTGTTTTTAGACACCTTAGCTAAGGTCGAGGTGTTGGACGATGACCCTTCGCAATAGTGGGGCGCGGTAGTTTTGGTTACCTGGTTGCACAGCTAGCCGTTGAAACGGGTATCGCGCCCCAGTATTTACTAGACCTGGATACGTATATGTTTAAGAATATGTTAAAGGTTATTAACGATAGAGCTAAGGAGCAACAAAATGCCAGTAGAGCTAGAAGGGGCCGTACAGCTCCGCGTAGCCCTTAAGCGTTTTGCTCCTGACCTATCTAAAGAGACTCAAACACAAATGGCGGCGGCCTTAAAAACTGTTACTACAGTAGCTAGAGGTTACGTTCCTAATGACGGGCAAGTCTTATCGGGCTGGGCTAAAACCTCATCGGGTGCCGATAACTTGGTTTACCGTCCATTTCCTAAGTTTAACGCTATGCAAGCTAAGGCTGGCATTACTTATTCAACCTCACCATCTAAGCCTAATAAAAACGGCTTTGTAGCTCTAGCTCGCATTATTAACAAGTCTGCAGGCGGTGCAATCTATGAGACAGCAGGCCGTAAAAATGCACAGGGTCAACCAAACTATAAACCTGCAAGTGTTGTTTATCGCACAGGAGACGGCCCAGGAGATTTTACTATCAGGTATTATCAAGAAAAGGATAACTCTGAGCGTAAAGGTTACAACAATTCACTTAACCCTAACGCTGGCAAACAGTTTATAGATAACCTAAACAGTACTGGCCAGCTAGTAAACGCCCGCCCTAAGGGTTTAGTAGGTAGCCCAGGGCGCAAGCAAACTGGCCGCTTAATCTTTAGAGCCTGGGCTGAGGATAACGGGCGAGCTAATGCAGCCGTTATTAAGGCGTTAGAAAATGCCTCAAAAATGTTTTATGAGCATACAAGGAGAGCTGCCTAATGGCTACCGATTTAGTAGTAAATATAGCCAGCCAATTCTTAGGTAAAAAGGCTTTTCTAGATGCTGACAAAGCTACCAAAAAACTTACGGGTAGCGTAAAGAGTCTAGGCCGCGTATTAGGTGTAAGCCTTAGCGCTGCAGCTTTTGTATCTTTTGGTAAGTCAGCTGTTAACTCCTTTACCGGTGCTCAAAAAGAAGCTGCAATATTAGCCAATACTGTAAAAAATCTAGGGCTGGCTTTTGACCAACAAAACATAGACCAATACATAAACAAAATAGGCAGACTTTATGGAGTAACTGGCGGACAAGCTACGCCAGCCTTGCAGGCTTTGTTAACAGCCACAGGCTCGACTGCTAAATCTATAGAGATTTTTAACACGGCTTTAGACGTAGCAGCTGGCACAGGTGCCGATGTTACCCAAGTTGCTCAGGATTTATCTCTAGCATATTTAGGTAATACTAAAGCTCTTAAGAAATACAATACAGGGCTGACCACAGCTGAGTTAGCTGCTATGAGTTTTAATGAGTTGCAGACTAAGTTAAATAATAATTTTGCAGGTGCAGCAACGGCAGCAGCAGCTACATATACTGGCCAATTAACTATATTGAGTGAATCTGCAAACCAAGCTAAAGAAATTATTGGTAAGAGCCTAGTTGATGCTATTGACTCTTTAGGTGGCAGCAACGGCATAGCCGAAGTTGGGGAAGATATAAACAACGCTGCGGCATCCCTAGTTAATTTTATTGACAGCATTATTTACCTTAAAGAGCAGATAGCAACTATCCCAGGGGCAGGCATAGTTAAAGGCGCTTTTGGTGCAGTTGGCAACGTATTAGGCAGATTTAGCCCACAACGCGCAGCTGAGTTATTAAAAGAGATTAAAGGCCCACAGCCTTTTAGTCAGCCTATGACTTTAGCTAATCAAGCTACCGGCGTATCAGATGCGGCAGCTAGAAAGAAAGCAGAGCTTGAGGCAATCAAGCGTAATAAAGAGCTAGCCAAGCTAGCTAAAACTCAAGCTGCGGCGGCTTTAGCAACTACAAAAGCCAAAAAAGAGCAGGCTAAATTAGACAAGGCAATAGCTGCAGGCCAGTTAGCTTTAGGTAAGGGTGCAGACGTTTTTGATATGGATAAAATCCAAATTAACGCAGCTCTAATTAGCCAGGCTGAGGCTTTAGGCAAAGCTGAAAGCGCTGCTCAAATACTATCTATTGCCAACGATATACAGCGCCTGAAGGTTAAGCAATCTATAAATGAGCTTGAAGATGCGATAGCCTCTAAAGATGTAGCTCGTATTGAACGCGCTACCAAACAACTTAATGAGGACTTAAAAATCTTAGGTACCTTGCAAAGCCAAAACTTTACCTTGTTAGGTATTAAGACAGTTTTGGATAGTCTCAAACCTAAAGAGCTTATAGACCAAGAAAACCTTAATATGGCTTTAGACAAGATACGCGAAATGCTTAGGCTTTTGGCACAGGCTGGCGCAACTCCTAGCACTAGAGCAAAATCAGGCATACCTGAAGGCGATTATGTACCACCTGTAGTTTTTGACCCTAACACGTCTATAGATGCAGTTATAGAATATGCCGATGCTGCAACCGAGCGCGCTACGGCTTTTGCTATATTACAAGAGCAAGAAAACTACGCTGCCTATTTATCACTTATTGAGTTTCAGAGAAAATTAGGAGATTTTGGCGGCTACAGCGCCGATATGAACAGAGGCGCGGGCTATGGCTCAGGCTCAACTATAACTGTTGAAATTGTAGATAAGACAAGCGGGCTTATTGAGGTGGTACAAACAGCCGTACAAGAAAACAATAGGTTTGGCAATAACCTTAACTTTGCCGGGGCAATATGACCGTTCCAGTAATTCACGCAGTTATTAACTTTAGTACTGGGCCTAGTTTTGCTCAGGCTATGATTTTAGATAGCGGCATATTAGGCACAAACATCCTTGCAGATGCAGCTAGCGTTATCGTTGACGTATCTAACGTAGTAGATAGTATTGAGACTAAGCGCGGTCGTAACGCACAAGCTGACCAATTCCAAACTGGCACCCTAACTATGCGTATCGTTGACCAAAACGGCGATTTTAACCCGCAAAACCCAGCTGGCCCGTACTACAATTTATTAACGCCTATGCGTAAAGTACAAATTACAGCTACATACGGTGCAACTACTTACCCTATCTTTGCTGGCTTTATTACTAGCTATACAACTACTACACCTAAAAATGCTAACGATGTGGTATATAGCACTATTACAGCCGTAGATGCCTTTAGGCTCGCCCAAAATGCTCAAGTAAGTACGGTGCCAGGTACCTCAGCGGGTCAGCTCAGCGGTGCAAGAATTAACGCATTGTTAGATGCTATTGACTGGCCTGCCTCTATGCGTGACGTAGATGCAGGGCTAACCACAATGCAGGCAGACCCAGGCACAGCCCGCACAAGCCTTGCAGCTATGCAGACCGTAGAGATTAGCGAGTATGGCGCCTTGTATGTAGATGCCGCTGGCTCGTTTGTGTTTCAAGATAGAGACGTTACAGCTGGCAGTACTGGCCTTGCGCCTGTGGTGTTTAACGATAACGGCTCAGATATTAGTTACTTTAATGCGGTGTGGCGCCTTGACGATACCCTAGTTTACAACTCAGCCAGCATTACCCGTACAGGTGGCACGGCCCAGGTAGCTACAAACCCAGCGAGCATAGATAAGTACTTTGTGCATAGCTACAATCAACAAAACTTGCTAATGGAGACAGATGCCGTGGCCCTGGACTACGCACAGGCATACGTTGCATCTAGGGCTGAAACAAGCATCCGCTGCGATGCTATTCAGCTAGACCTCTATACCGATAATTACAATACGGGCATAATTGCAGCGCTAGACCTGGATTACTTTGACCCGGTAACTATTACGACTAACCAACCTGGGGGCTCAACCCTTACTAAGACTTTGCAGGTGTTTGGCGTTGCTCAAAGCATCACGCCTAATAGCTGGAAAACAACACTTACCACTTTAGAGCCAATTATTGACGGCTTTATATTAGACTCAACCATATACGGCTTGCTTGACAGCGGCGTATTAAGTTATTAAGGAGCTAGGACTATGGCAGCTGGATTAGGTTTTAAGACCTTTACTACTGGCGAGGTACTTACGGCAGCTGACACTAACGGCTACCTAATGCAAGGCGTACTAGTGTTTGCCTCAGCGGCAGCGCGAGATGCA